AGCGCGAAGTCTCAGGCCGTGCCATCGGAGGCGGGTCAATGAAGTCGGTAGCAATCGCGGTGGGTTCCATTGGGTATCCTTTTTATGGTTGAAACAGGGGCGAGCGTTGCCGCCCGCCCCCTTGCTACACTTAGATGGTCGCTCCGACCGACGGGTAGCAGAAAATCGCGTCCGCGTTGGTCGCCGCTGCGCCGCCGGTCGCGGTGTGAAGCACCACACCGACGATCGCCTCCGCGCCGGCGGTGCCGTCGTCATCGATTGCGCCGCCGGTGCCCGTCGAGTTCAGGCGCGTGCCCTTTGCGGCGCTTGCCAGCGTGCGCAGCGAGCCCTTGCCGTAGATCTGGAACCAGCCGAACTCGTTGTCGGCCAGCGCCGCCTGCGCCGCCCCGACGCGGGAGCCGAAGCCAGAAGCGCCGGGAGCGGTGTTGGTGGTCGTTGCCATCGCGAAGTCGAAGCCAGTTTCCTCGACGCAGAGAAAGCCCAGACCCGTCACAGCGCCATTAGCGCGCCCGTAAACGAACTCCTGGTAACCGAGCGTCGGGTCGTCATACCCGCCGACCGTGCCCAGCCGGAACGCCGCAACCGCCGACGCCCCGGTGACTTGGGTCTTGTCGATACCGATAACTGCTGAACTCATTTGTCTGTCTCCTGAAGAAAAAAACCCTCGGGCACGGGGTCACCGTCCCGAGGGAAAGGTGACCCCACCACAGGCCCACCGAATCGTTACGCAACCATCCGACCGCTGAACTGCGCACCATTGGAAGTAAGGTTGCCCGCCCAAGCCAGAATCTGAACTTCCGCATCCTGGTTGGTCGAGTACCGGCGGTTGGGCGACAACGGAACCATGTTGCGCTGCGCGTGCGGACGCCACTTGAGGTATTTCGTGTTGAGGAAGAAGCCCGTATTTGCAGGGCAGAATCCACCGATACCACCGTCCAGAACCACATCCGCATCCATGAACTTGATGGACGGGAATCCGAGGTTCGCGCTGCTCGGGTCGGTGAAACGCTGGTTGGCTTGCAGGCTCGCCATGTAGAACGCCCAATAGTTCTGATCAAACACGATCAGGTCGGGGCGGTCGGTTCCGCGAACGGTCGAACCCCACAGGGCGTTCATACACGACTGGATGTTGCTGGCAGACGCCGCGCCGCCGGTGAACGTCGAAACGTCCAGCAACTGCGAACGCCAGAACGTCCAGTCAACGCGGCTGATGCCACCGTAGGTGCCAGTCGTCGGCGAGGTCGGGACAGCCGCGCCCAGGCCGGTGACTTCCTTGCCGCCGGAACCGGTTCCGTCCGAGTAGATCGACTGCGCGAGACGGTTCACCATCGTGGCTTCCGCCACGTTGATGCGCGACTCCATGAGGTCAATCATCGCCTCTTTGCCGCTGTTCTGAAGCATCTCCAGACCGGACATGACGACCGGAACGGCGAACTGCTTGATGTCGAACTGAGCAGCGGTGATGACATCCTGCGCCGCGACCGGCAGAAGGTCGTAACCCGAGTAGAAGCCCGCGTTCGCGTTTTCAGCAAACGACAGTTCCTCAAGGATGACGTTTCCACCCGAAATGGTCTTGATGTTGCCGCGCTGGTTCAGTCGGGCAAGCAGGGCGTTGTTCTTGGTGACGTTGTCAGAAATGGTGCGACTGCGCGACTGGATAGTCGTCGCAATGATGTCGCTAACCGCAGGGTTTGCGAATGGCATGATGAACTCCACAGGAAAAAGGTTTGCCGCTTACGCGGGCCGATTTCGGTGGCCTTGAGCGAACCTGTGCAGTCCGGTCAAATGCAGGGTGGGCTGCTAACGCTCCCTGCGCTCATCGGTGGCTGCGGTGCTGACGGCGCACACGCAGGCGGAATAATCCCCGCCCGCGCGTATTATCACATCACCGCGTATGCAACGCAATAGCCGCTTCAATGGCAGATCGGGTATCTCCAGACGGCGCGGTAACAGCACCAATCGTCGGGCCGGTAGACGTTACCGATACCGCCGCCGCCTTGGCACGTTGCGCCGCAGTATTCTGCCCTTGCAGGGCGGTCGCCTGTTTCCGCTGCGCCAGCGCCGTCCGGACGCTCGGATTCAGTTGACACGCCTGTTCGTAGGCTTCCTGCAACGTCATTTCCCGCCCGCGTCGAGAAGCAATCTCAATCAGGTCGGCCATTTCCTCCCTGACATCATTGCCAAAATCGACTTTTTCAAGGAATTGCTCGACCTCAGACGCCGCCTGCTGCTGCGCTCGCTGCTGGTTTTGCGCCTGGGCCTGCTGGAATTGCGACATGAACTGCTGGACGGGAGCCAATTGCTGCTGGATTACCTGCTGAATCTGACTAGTCGAGTCATTTTCCTGCGGACTCGACCCGGCCAGCGCGGAATCCAGCATATTGATGAACTGCGGGCCGAAACGACCGGTGCCGAATTGCGACACCATGCCCGCCATCAACTGAGCCAGTTCCGGTCCAGTACTAGTCCGCAGCCTGACTGCCGTGCCCATCAGGTTGTCAATAACCTGCGCGGGCGTGGCGTTCTCCGCACGGATATACGCCTCGTACGGCTGGAAGGCTTTGTTGAGCGTCTCAGCGTACTTCCGCGCCTCGGCAGTCTCCTGTAGGGCGCGGGTGACTTCCGACTCCCTACGGGCTACCTCGGCCCTTACAGGCTCAGGCAACTGCCCCCAATGCTCCCGAACGTCCGGTCGCCACGATGCCGGGGCTTTTGCTTCTTTCGGCCCCGATTTCGGGCCAGGCGTAATTTCGGGCGTCTTGGCTTCTTCCGCCTTGACGAACTTGCCCGTTTCGTCACGCGGGCGACCGCTATCCTGCTCCGCAAGCGCGTTCAGATCCTGCCCAACTTGGGGCGCATCGCCCCCATTTTGGGGCGCATCTGCGACATTTTCTGCGGCTTGCGGTGCAGGTTCTGGAGCGGCAACAGGTGCCGCCGCCGGTGCGTCATCAGCGGGCATGGACGCTTCAAGCGCCTCTCGGATCGTGGTGGGGTCTGACATTATCGTGTCCTGTTTTGAAGTTGATGGATTGCCCGCTCAATGTCCTGTTTTCGGATCGAACCGCCGCGAGTCATGTAGTCCTTGCGCGCTTCAGCCTGCTTGGCCCATTGTCGTGAAAAATCGTCTACCGTCGTCAGGTTGTTGATCCGCATGTACTCGCGGTGCTTGGTGCGGCTGGAAATATCCGCCCCATCAGTCGCCCGCAGCCCGTCGTAACTGCGGTCGTTCCACAACGCCCCGCTATCCCGCGCGCCCGTCATGGACTCTGGCACATAGTCAGACCCGACCTCGACAAGCTCGCCGTCGATCTGCACCCAACGTCGTCGCATCAGTAGCCTTTCTTCCGAAGCGCGCGGGCTTGCATGGCCTGCTTGAGCATCTTTCCGCCCTTGTCGGCCTGGTTGTAGTCCTGGGCAACCGACTGCGGAACGCCGACCTTCTTGGCAAACGCAGGGTCGTGTGCGGCCGCCGCCATCATTCTCGCTTGTGCAGGGGATTTGCTAGGCATACGTCCTCACGGGGTCACAGTCGCGCACAATGCGCCATTAGTTACATAAGGCGTTGCGTTGTTGTACACAGCCGCAGCGCCCGTCGAGTAACACACCTTGTCCACGCTAACCGGGATCGCGTTAACAAACACAGTCCCAGCAGGCAAGGACGCCGTCGCATCCACGATGCAAACCTGCCCGTCGATGGTCATCGGGATGCCTTGGTTGGATAGCGCCGTCGCTCCCGTGGACGCGCGTACCTTGCCGTCCGGAGCAAACCGAATCCCGCCCATGAACGTATCCGACGCGCTGACAGCCGCAGTCGTGAACTGAACCCGCTCGCTTTCAACCGTGAAAATTGACATGGCATCCCTCACATCAACAACAGGATTTCTTCTTCCCTGCGCCGCTTCAGAATCAGCCGCGCCCGTCGTTCAATCGCTGTCTCCAACGCGGCAATGGCTTTGCGCTGCGCCTGCTCGGTTGCGACTCGACGCGCCTCAATACCGGCACGCTCAAGCGCCGAGGCGACCATCGCTGCCACCTCCGCAGGATCAAATGCAGGCGGGACAGGGACTGCGGTCTGCCGGGTGCGCGTGACAATCGCAATGCCAGTCTCGCCAGATTCCGTTTCAACCTCGACAACCCGCGCAGCCTTTGCCTTGATCGGGTTGACAGCCTGCTCGACCAGCAGGCGTAACTCTTCGCGTTCCCTGCGTTCATCCCTGAACTCGCGTTGCTTGACCTTGCGCGGCTTGCCGTATGCGCCGCCGGTAACCGTTGCCGCTTGCGGGCCGAAAAATGCGGTAGCGACAAGTGTTGCCGCGTCAAGCGTTACCGACAGGTCGCCAGTAATCGTGGGCTGCGTGATCGTCGCACTGGACGACAACTCCAGCGCGCCCAGCGTTGCCGACAGGTCGGCAGTGATCGACGGTTGCGTGATCGTGCCGTCTGCCGACAGCGTCAGCGCGGCAAGTGTTGCCGATAGATCGGCGGTAATGCTCGCCGGAGCGCCTTGCGGCGACAGCAGCGTGAGCAGCATCGGTTAGCCCGCCAGGGTTTGAAGCTGGTTCAGCGTCGTCTGCGTCTCGGCGAGGTCTGCGTCGATCCGAGCGGCCTGTTGCATGTCGCCCAGCGCAACGGCAGAGCCTCGCACGCTCTGAAGATGGGTCAGCCGACGCTCGCACATCAGGATCAGTTCCGCGATTGTCATCAGATCACCATCTGTCGCAGGAGGACGGTCGAAGTGTTGAGCAGCATGTAGACGTAGTAGATGTCCGTCGCTCCGTCCTCGTAGATCACATCGAATGCCGTATCACCGAGCAGCGCCGCGCCCTGCGGGTAGAGCATCGTGGACCACGGGAACATCTCCGAGCGGGCGAAGTTGTAGGCAAACCAGCGGCCCGTCGCTTCCTTCTGGATGTAGAGCGTGCCGTCGTGCAGGGAGTACTTCGTACCGGTCGTGAACGTCTCGGTGTTCGGGCTGTAGGTGATCGCCGCCCAAGTGTTTCCTGCGATGTCGTATCGGTCGAGCAGCGCGCCAGCAGCGCCACGGAACGAGTAGATGTAGCGCCCGTTGATGATGGCGCTTTCGTTCGTCCAGTCCGACTCCGGTGCCGAATGCACCCAATGCCCCGACATGCCCGTGCCCGGTGCGCCGCCTCGCGCAACACCCGGCGACAGCGTTGACCATGTGTTTGCCGTGATGTCGTATCGGTACATCGTCACCGCGTTGTTGCCGATGTAGTACAGGAAGTTGTCGTTGCCCGAGATGTCGTAGGTCGAGGTCGCGTCCGGGTTGGTCGTCCACGTCGCAACGGTCAGCGAGTCGGCGGTGTTCGCCGTGATCGTGCGAATCTGGCCCGCGCCCGTGCCGCCCGTGATTCGCACCTGCGAGTTGACCCACTGGCTCGCGGTCCAAGTTTTGCCGGTCTGCGTCAGGGTCGTGCCGGTCGCGCTGGTCGCGGTCCCGGTGGCGAACGACTTGAAGGCGCCATCGACAATTGACGGCGTGGCGATCAACTTGCCGTCTGTTCCGATGGACGCAGGAAGGCCGGTCTGCGAGAGCGTGTTCCAGGTGTTTGTCGCGTAGTCGTAGACGCGGAACGAACCCGCAGCCAGCGTGCCTGCACCGACGACATAGAATCGCGGCGTCAGCAGCCGGTAGACCGTCGATGCGCTGAACGCGCTGGCCTGCGTGGCGACGGTGATTACGGCGTTCGTGCCGACCGTGTTGCTCACGATGTCGAGCACCAGGCCGTTGTTCGGGCCTGCCATGATCAACACCTTGTAGCCGCGCAGATCACGCGCCAGCGTCTGGTTGGTCGTGATCGTGCTGGTCGTGCCAGCGGTCGCGGTCAGCGATGCCACGCCCACGGTCGCGCCGGTGGACCATGCACCTGCCGTGCCGCTGGCCCCGGCTCCGAAGGTGCCTGCCAGCGCAGGCGAGGGCAGGTTGACCCAGCCATCCTCGGACGGGTTGTAGATTGCGGCCGCAGTGTTGCTGGTGATCAGCATCTGCTGCTGGCGGAAGTTCCGCGACGAGATGATGAACGAACCGGCCACCGATGCAACAGGCGACGGCGCGCAGAACTCCCAGCGCTTGAGGTCGAGAATTTTCCGATTGCCGTTGGTCGTAGCCATATCAGGTCACCGAGATGTTGCGTCGAAGGGAATCTGCCTGCATGTGCATCAGTGCAGGGATCTGATCGTTCGCGTTAAAGCCGCCGATCTGCGTCTGATTCGTGAGGGTCGAAACCGTCGCGATTGTTTGACCGCCGGCAATCGAACCAACGGTCACCTGCAAGTTAGACGCTGTTGCCTGCCGAGCCTCCATGATCGGCTGGCCCAGCGTGTTGGGCAACGCAAAGCCGATGGTCTTGGTCAGCGCGCCGATGGCGAACCGCATCGACTCTATGGCCTCGATCAGTTCACCGTATGCAGCCATCGGCATCGGGTTGGCTTCGGAGACATCGACTGCCGTGCCGTCTGCGCCGATGCCGACCTTGACGCGCTGGTGCAGCACGCCGCCGATGTCGTCGGCAGCAACTGTCGCTCCGCTTCCTGGTGTGTAGCCTACGTTGTCAGCCATTATGCGTTCCCGTCAGTCAGCGTGAAGCTGTTCACCGTGAACGCCTGGGTGGCGGTGAACGATACCGAGTTGACGGTCATGTCCGTGCCGCTGGTGCCGACCGTGCCCTGCATGTGGCAGGTCGTGACGCCCGAGTCGTAGATGCGGAAGTGGCCGGCCGTGCCCGTGTTGTCGGCGCTCAGGTCTTCCCAGGTGCCCGACTTGGCTTTCGTGCCGCCGCTCGCCGCAGCCATCCAGTCGCTCGGCAGGTTGACCGTCGCCAGCGTGGTGCCCGAGTCGGCCGCAGCGCAGTTGGCCGGCGGCGAGCCGGTGAAGATTTTCATCACCGCGCTGGTGCCGCACGTTGTCTCGAACGAGTCGAGCCTGCCGTTTCTGACTGCAACAGAGAGTTGGATCGCCATGTCTTCCTCAGTTCATCACGGGCGAGCCGGGAGGCCCGCTCACAACACCAGGCGGCAACACATTGTCGTCATCATCGATTTCACGCACCTCAACGATGTCGCCCATCTGATCCCGAATCGGAATCCGCTTCTTCTTCCGGCTAACCGCCGTCATAACTTGCGACAGTTGCGCGTCCGTGTCCGCCTTGTTCTGCTCGACCATCTGCTTGATCGCGTCAAGCTCCATCACTTGCGAGGTTCCCGGCAGCGCAGTCAGCAGGTTGCTGATCTGGTCATACTGCTTCTGGAAGTTGTCAAACCGCGCCTGCATTTCGATCTTCTGAAGATCAACCGTCGCCTTGAGGCTCGCAATCTGCTGGTCATTCTGCGCTTCCATCGCAGCGATCCGCTCGTTGCTCTTGATCTTCTCAGCCTCAATCTGCGCCTGCACGACCACATGGGGGGCAGGCTGCGGCGGCGGCTTGGGCTGCATCAGTTGCTTCTGCATGCCGTCCACCGCCTGATCAAGGATGCTCTCAATCTCGGTGCTGACGCGGAACTTGCTCACAGCCCATTGCATGATCCGCATCAGATACGGTCCAGCCTCGGGCACCTGCTGCGCCATCGGGGCAACCTGGCTGATGAACGCGCCCAGCCCCTGCATGAACTGCACAGCCGCATCCCGTTCAGCAGCCCAATCCATCTGAGCCATGCTGTCCGCTTCCACCACGATGCGGTACTGCGCGACTTCCTCGTCCTTGAGCAACTGCACGCCCGCCTGGGCCAGCGGGGCGTCAGGCGTCCGCAGCACGTTGCTGCGCTCAACAATCGTCTCAGGCTGGAAGTGCTTGGCAATGATCTCGGCCTTGATCCGCAAGACCTCGGTGATCCATTGCGCGATGTAGAACTGCAACAGTTGAATCCGCGTCGAACCGAATTGCGCCTTGATCTGCTGCGCCGTCGCAGTCTCGCCCGACCGCGTAGCCCCGCGCATGATGTCCGAGATGCCCAGCACCTCGTAGATCTGCTGGGTCTTGTCAGCCCGATAAACGCGCAGCCGCTCAATCGCGTTCACAACCGCGTCAATCGGCACCCAATCAACCTTGCCCTTGATGCCGCCGCTTTCGGCAAACATCGCCCAGTTGTCCACCGGGATCAACTGGTTCTCGGAAGCCTGCTGAAACATCCGTTGCAGCCCGTCAGCCGCCTTGTCGTACACGCCGACAACCTTCGCCGCCCGCGTCAGCCACTTGATCCGCGTGTTGATCTCGTCCAGTTCATTAAACTGATCCTGCGCGAACACATAGTCAGCACGCGGCAGGAAATTGACGCTGGTGACGTTCGCCGCCAGCGGCATCGGGCACGGAAAGAACCCGCTAATGCCCAGCGGGTCGTCCTTCACATCAAGAATGACAGGTGCACCCTTCGCAAACCAGTAAACCTTCTCGTTTTCCTTGCACCAGATCTCGAAAACCTCGGCACGCGCCCACGGGTCGTGCTTGGTCGTCTGCTCGTCATTCTCGCGCTTGGGCTGGATCATCGGCACCGACTTGGCAATCGCCTCGCCAAACCGCGCCTCCAGTTGCTCCCGCGTCATATGCACCCGACGCGCTACCCAACGCACCTCCCGCCATGTCCGGGCAGGCGACCAGAAAAAGTCCTGGTAATGCACATAGTCAAGCTCGGCTTCTTCTTCCGTAATCCGCTCGACCATCTGCGCGGGCTGGATCTCCATGCCCGTCATCGGGTCGATTACGGCCGGAATCTCGACCTCTTCCGTCTCGACCTCGTACCGCATCCAGCATTGGCCCATGCCAACGACCAACCAATCCTCAATCCCCTGCCGGATCGTGCTGTCCCAACTGGATACCTGTTCCTCAAAGTCCTTGTTCAGCAGCCGTTGCAGCATCGTGCCCGCAACACGCGCCTGATCGTCCTCCGCGTCCTGCCAAGCACGGCTCACATCCGCTTTCGGCGGACGCGCATACAGCATCGACAGCAAAACCTTGACCGTAGACCAGAACAGGTTGACCCGGCTCTCGTCCTCTTCCCACGCATCACGCCTGTCAAGATACCGCTTGATGATCTTTCGCGCATCGCGGTGAAACGGCTCGATTTCCTGCTCAGCCGCCGCAATCTCCGTGCCCCACCGCTGCGCCATTCCTGCCGGGGTCGCCGCAAAATCGGTCGATTTCTCAATCCTGGCGGACGTTTCCATCAACCCACCCTCGTCGTCTGTTTCGGCCCGGTATCCCAGATGTCATCCAGCGAAAAGGCGTAATTCAGCCCCTGCGAAACACCCTGCCGCCGTGCAATTCTGTCACCGCCCGCCCCTTTCGGCAATACCTTCCTCACCGAAAGAGCCATGTATCTGAACGCATCCGCCGCATGAGAGTGCTGGTCATGCTTGGGCCGGTTGCGAAACGTCTGCGTTTTCTCGTCCCACTCCCGCATATACCCGCGCAAGTGGTCAACCCCGTCATACGTCGCCTTCTCATCGAACCAGCACAGCGGCAGCACTACCCGCGCCGCCTCAATCCCGTCCTGCAAGGACAGTTCCGGTGCCATCTTGGGCCGGATTCCCGCCGACAGGAACTGCTCAATGATCGATTTGCCCGTCTGCAAGCTCTTTGCCCGCGCATCATGCGGCAAATACACCTCACCCACCTTGTGCGGACGCGCCTTCAGCCAATCAATGTAGTGCTGGATCGGCTGTCCATCCGCCTCATAAAAGTCCACCACCCGATACCCATCAACCGTCGCCTGCCAGCCCCACCAACTGCAACTGTCCGTGTACCCCAGGTCAGCCGCATAATCCACAGGCAGCGTGGGGTCAAGGCTCATGTCGCCAATCTGCCCCTTTTCGTACAACTCCCCAACGATCTTCGCGTAGTACGCCCCCGGAATCGCCGCATCAAAACTGATCTCGTACTCGGTCGCATACGCCTCCTCGGTCATCTGCGCCTTCGCGTCCCGCAATTCCTCCGCGTCCAAAATGCCCGTCCGGCTCGCAGGCAACTCCATCAGGATATGCGTCTCCGGATTCAGCCGCGCCTCTTCCCGGAGTTGCCAAAAGAAGTTCTTTCCCGCCGGAGTACCCGCCCAAATTGCCCAGCCCTTCCGATCCGACAGCGCAGGACGCAACACGCTATACCAGGCGCTCGGGCGCATCTGCCCAACCTCGTCCATCACCACGCCGTCAAAATACATCCCTCGCAACGCATCCGGATTGTCAGCCCCGGCAACATAAATCCGGCTCTCGCCGCCGTGCCCGTTCTTCATGTCAATCCGCAATTCCGACTCGTTCGGCTCCTTGATCCAGAAATCCCGCGTCAGTTCCTTCAGATAATTCCACGCCACCCGCTTCGCCTGATCCCGAAACGGAGCCAGATACGCAAACTGCGGGCGCGGCAACGCCGTCTCCAGCGCCCCAATCACCAGATCCGCGCACATCGCCACAGTCTTGCCAGCCCGCCGGTGCGCCACCACGCATGCCCACCGCTTGCTGCGATTGTGCAAGGGCAAGAACACGCCCCGAGGCTGGTAATCCTGGAGCTTCATTGCAATTGGCGCAAAACCTTTTTTTGGGATGCTAAAGGGGAGGGGAGGGACCACATTTTTAACCCACCCCCCCTATCCGGGTCGAAGGGGGGTAGGGGGTCGCCTGCCGGCCCGCTGCGAGCGCGCAGGCAGGCCCGCGCTAGCGCCCGGTACCTGCGTGGCCAGCCGCCCCGCTCGGGGCCTGTGGCGCGTCCTGGCCGTCCTGGCGGGCAGGCTCGACTGCTACCGCGTCGGGCAGGACTGGCGACAGCAGGATTGTCTTGTCGTCCAGTTGATTAGCAATCATCTGAGCGGTAGCGGTTTTGCCCGCATGCTCAAGCACTTGACCGATGCGCTCGGCAGATTGTGTCGCTCCAATGCCGCGCTCTTGCAGCCAGCCCAGCTGGATCGCGATGCCGCCGCTAATCTGCTGGTTGACTTGTAGCGGCATTGCTTTGCTGACCATAGCCGCAAAGATTTGCCTGTCGCCGATAGAACCTTTAGCGCGCTCGATCAGCCAGCCAGCGAGGCCGCGCGGATGACACGCCCCTGGCTGGCTGGCGAGTTCGACCGCCTCGCGGATGGTTCGCGTAACGCGGTTGGGGACGCCCTTGGGGCGTCCTGCGGGCAGTTCCCGCCCGTCCGGCGTGCGCATGACCTTCCT